AGCAAACCTTGAAGGAGCAAACCTTGAAGGAGCAAACCTTGAAGGAGCAAACCTTAAAGGAGCATACCTTGAAGGAGCAAATCTTGAAGGAGCATACCTTGAAGGAGCAAACCTTAAAGGAGCATACCTTGAAGGAGCAAACCTTGAAGGAGCAAACCTTGAAGGAGCAAGTTTATGTTATTGGGACGGTATGATGCCAAATGTAAATGAAATTATAAATACTTTTGAAAAAGAGACGGGCATAAAAATAAAGAAGTATTATATAAATAAACATATATTATCACCATATTGGTTGATATATTGGAAAAATAGTTTAATTATAGACGAATATGAAGTGGTTAAAACTAAAAAAGTAGCAAAAAAAATGACAGTAAAGCAAATATGTGATGCGTTAGGATATGAGGTTGAAATTGTTAAGGAGGATAACGATGAATAAAGTATTTTTAATCGGAAGATTAGTAAGAAATCCAGAACTTCGCTATACTAGCAGTAATATAGCTGTTGCTACTTTCTCACTTGCTGTCAATAGACCATTTGCTGATCAGGACGGTGAGCGTGGCACAGATTTTATTAATATTGTTGTTTGGCGAAAGCAAGCTGAAAACGTTAAAAATTATTTAAATCAAGGTAGTCAAGTAGCGATTGATGGTAGGCTCCAAACTAGAAGTTACGACGACCAAAATGGTAATAAACGTCATGTAACTGAGGTAATTGCTGATAATGTTCAATTTTTAGATACTAAGACAAGTCGTGAACAAAGAGAAGTTGACTCTGATGAACAATCTTCATTAAACACTGTTCCAAATTCTGAAGTCGATGATCCTTTCAAAAATTTTGCCAAAGAAATCAGATTTGAAGAGGCAGACTTGCCATTTTAAAGATGGAAAACGCGACACAGATAGAGATTATAAATTGGCTCTATAATCAAGATAAAAATAAGACATTCGACATCAAAGAGCATAAAGAAAAAAGAAGCTTGAACGCAAACTCTTATTGTTGGTTACTTTTAGGAAAAATAGCTGACGCGGTTGGGACAACAAAAGAAAAAGTTTATAAAGATTATATAAAGAATAAAGGTGTTTATAGGATTATTACTATGTCTAGTGAGGCAGTTTCGACGTTTGAAAAAGTATGGAACGACAGGGGGTTAGGTTGGATCTGTGAGAAGTCAGAAAATAAAATAGCTGGTTTGACAGATGTTATAGCCTACTACGGGACCTCTTCATATAACACAAAGCAAATGGCAAGTTTTATAGATTATGTTGTACAGGAGTGTCAGCAACTTGGAATAGAGATCAAGTCAGAATTAGAAATAAAAAGTTTGTTAGAAAGTTGGGAAAAGGTATGAGCAGTGACTACGAAAAAGAAATAAGACGTGAGATGTATTACATATCAGTTGAAATAAGCGATTTAAAAAAAAGATTAAGATTTTTAAAACGACAACTCGAGATTGAACAGGACCAAAAGAAAGAAGAAAGGGTAAGAAAAAGAAAATGAAAAAAATAGAATTTGAGTTTGGAAAGAAGAAAAAGAGAAAGATAAATATTTACAAAAAAGATGACGTCTTTTATTTAGAACTTCCTAAAAATTATTTGGTAATGGATAGTGAAGAATTAAAAAAATTCAAAAATAAATTAGAAGAACTGGGAGATGAAATATAGTTATGAAAAGCATTAAGGTAATTAATTTGCTCAATTTGATTATAAATAAAGGAAATAAAGGAGAAGTTCCAAGATACGTCCTGTACGATGAACGAAAGTGGGAATTTAACAAAGGATACAATGACTATTTACCAACTGATGGTAGCTTTGGAACGTTGTTTACACTCTACATTATAAAAGATATTTTAAATGACGAAGTAGAAATTATAGAAGAAAAAGAGATAGAAAAACTAAAATTAAAAGATGGCAAAATAGTTGGTAATTGGGAAAATGGTAGCTATTATCAATATACCTTATCAGCACCACAAACAGTTTTAACAAATAAAATCAATAAATTAATAGATGAAGTAAATAAATTAAAAATGGGAGATAAAGAATTTATCGATATGACGAAAAGCAACACTAAACTATTAGAAGAAAATCAAAAATTAAATCAAGAATTAGAAAATTATAATAAAAGCTTTACAGAATTAAGGAAGATTATTGATCGTAAAGATGAAAAAATAAACGAATTAAAGGAGCAACAAAAAAAGTTTATAGAGTATTTGGAAAATAATTTGAAAGAAACACAAGACATTGGTTTTAAATAAACATAAAAGAATAATAGGAGGTAAAAATGGGAACTAATTATTATGCAATTAAAAAGAAACCAAGTCTTTACAATAGAGAAATTCATATCGGTAAATCAAGTGTTGGCTGGTTATTCTTATTTAGAGATAATGAAGAATTCCATACATATCCACAATTTAAAAAATGGTTAGAGGATAATGTAGATACTGGAGAATATGTGTTGTTTAATGAATACAATGAGGAAGTTACAAAAGAATATTTACTTGATTTAATAGATATTAAGCAAGAGGATAAAGATAGTTTGAGCAATCCTGAAAACTTTAATTATGATACAAAAAATATTGATGGATATAGATTTGTTGATAGAGATTTTAGTTAGGAGAAAAAGAATGAAAAAGATTATAGAAAATAAATATATAAAACATTTCGTAACAATAACAAAACATAAATATTATGTCATGAAATTTTGTTTTAAATGTGGGATTTATAAAAGGGGCATAATGCACGACCTAAGTAAATACGGTTTGACGGAATTTATGGCTAGCGCTAAATATTTTCAAGGCAAAAGTAGTCCTATAGATGCAGAAAAAAAAGAAAGAGGATATAGTTTAGCGTGGCAACATCATAAAGGACATAACCCTCATCATTGGGAGTATTGGATAGATAATATAGGAACGTACAAAAATACTCCTTGTAAAATACCTTATCAATATGTAGTCGAAATGATATGCGATTGGTTAGGTGCAGGAATAGTATATTCTAACCAAAAACCAGACTATAACAAGCCATATGATGAACCTTTGAAATATTATGAAAAATGTAAAAACGAAAGAATATTTCACAAAGAAACGCAAGAATTAATTGAGTATTTTTTAAAAATAATAAAAAATGTAGGAATAAATGAATTTTGCAAACAAGCACGGAGTTTGAATAAATAAGGTAAAAGAGGTGAAATAAATATGGCAAGAGAACTTCATAAGAAAAAAAATAAAGAATTATATGCTATATATTCAACGGTATCAGAAGATTATATAACTGATTTTATGCCATTAGACAAAGTAAGAAAAGTATGGTTAGAAGATTTAATTGAAGATGCAAAGAGAAAATTGGATGTATGGTTAAAAGAAGTTATTAAAGAGGTGGAATAATGATAATAATTAAAACTGAAAATGATAATAATGCAAGTTTAAATATAAGAAAAGGAACTCCCCATACCACTATTCTTTTAGGAATTGAAATGTTAATTGAAGTATTAATAAATGAAAGTAGTGCAAATTTAGATATTGATTATGTTTTAGAAGAATTAAAGAGAATTTATATTCGTGATAACGGAGAAAGAGGTGAAATAAATGATAAATATCACTTTTAAAAAAGATTATAGCAAAGATTTTAACGTGAAGTTTTACGGCTTAGTAAGAATAAATATAATATATAAAAATGGCAAAGTAGTTTCTATCAAAGAAAAAAACAAACCGAAAGAATTATTAGAAAAAATACAGGAATTTAAAGAATTTTACGGGATAAAAACTGATGATGTCATTACGATTGTCGATATGTATTTTGAAAATAAATTTAATCTTGAATACATAGGGAAGCCAATATTTTAAAGAAAGTGGAATAAATGATTAAGTATATAAGAAGATTATTCATTCCTAAAAACACACCATACTGTCATCATGATTTTAAATACGACAAAAAATATGGAATGTTTGCTAAACCATGTAGGAATTTGCGCATCAAATACAATAAAGAATACGGTTATAAAATGGAATACTGTAAATATTTAAAAGAATTTTTAAGTATACAAGACCAAGTAAAAGATTGCAAGGTTAATGATGATTTTCGGAGGTAAAGATGAATAGAAAGATAAAATATAGAAATCATACAGTATTACAAGCTAGTAACAATCATGTAATGATATGTAAAGATAGTGAAATGCTATTCCATGCAGAAGTTGATAAAAAGATGACAGATGATGAGTTAAAAGGGTATGTAGATTTCTATTTAGATGTATTATTACCAAGTATTGATGAAAGTGAGGTAGAAGATGTTAAAGATTAAAGATAATAAAATAGAGATAAGATTTTATAGGCATAAAATTTATAAGAATATTTATTTAAAGAAAAATAACTACATATATGGTGGAAGTTCTAATGCAGCGTGGTTTGCAGCCACTACAGATTTACTTGAAGCATTAAATAGTTTTAAAAATAAAGATGTTGTTACAGAATATAAAAATCATTTTTATTCTGATGGTCATTCGGAACTAAAGGCTAAAATCATATTAGAGAAAGAAATAGATTTTGATGGATATAAGGGTGTTTTAAAAAAAGAAGCAATTTATCCATTGGACGATTTTGAATTGATTACATTAGTAGAGAAAGTAGAGGATAAGTAATGGAATTAAAAGAAGGTATTGTATGTTAGAACCAAAAATGGTTTAATTGCCAAATGTATTTCTGTTGATAATTATACGAAAAAGCACGTTTTTGATGATAATGTTTCATGGGAGTATGAATACTATGAAGAAGTATCTTTCGATAGATGGGAAGAGTTTGTTTCTGAAAACTTAAAAAAATACAGTTTTGAGTTAATAGATTTAATTGAAGAAGGAGATTATGTTAATGGTTATAAAGTGTTAGACGTTACAGAACAATACATAAAATTAAATAATCCAAAGTTAAATTATAACTGCATAGAATTTGAACGTATCTTTAAAAATAAATATTCTTGCATTTCAATCGAAGATATAGTAACCAAAGAGCAATTTAATTTAGTTAAATATCATAAAAAGAGGGCAGAGTAAATGAAAGTAGTTATATTAAAAGGAAGTGAAATATACAGAATGAAAAAAGAAAAAATATTTAAAGAAATTTCAAATTATAAAAAGATACTAGAAGATAAAGGATATAAAGTAATCTATATTGGATTATATGGTAGTCAAAATTATAATGTTGATGATGAACTAAGTGATATAGACGTTAAGGCAATTATATTACCTAACTTGCACGATATTATATTTAGAAAAGTTACTAGCAAAACCATAGAATGTGAAAACGGTAGCATAGACGTTAAAGATTTAATAACTTTTTATGATGTAGTTAAAAAAGGAAATTTTAACTATATTGAGTCGATAGATACTGAATATTTCATTGGTGATAAATATATCAAAAAATTATTTAAACAATTTAGGCCTAATTTGAAATCGATTTTAGGCGCAATGTATGAAAAAAGAAAAGCATTGACACACGAATATCCTAGTAAAAAAGAAGAATTTGAAAAATGGGGATTTGATCCAAAACAATACCATCACATTGTAAGATTGTTAGATTTATTAAAATACAATAATGAAAATAAAACAAGTAAAAGTTATTTAAAATATGATGAAATAATGGCTATGCAAATGATAAACTTAAAACGAAATTCTATAAATGGCAAAAGTTTTTATTCAAAACTAGATGCTGAAACTTTAGCCGATGAATGTATAGAGCAAGCAAAAAAAATGATATCAGGAGACTATAAATATGATGCAATTAATATAGATACTGAGATTAGCAAATATATAGAAGAAAAAATCAAACTAGAATTGATTAATAACAATCAAACTACTTATGCAAGACAATATAGAACTTTTGGAGCACCAATACCAAATAAAGATTTGGAAAAGTTTCCTGTGCTGAAAAATTATGTTGGCCAAGACGTGTCATACATCGTTTATGAAAGTATAGAGATCTTATAAAAAAATTCATGGGAGGAATAATAAATGAATTTAGAAAATTATGGTTTTAGAAAAGACTTTGATTATAATAATAGATTCGATTTAAAAACTAGAGTAGGAAAATATACAATATCCACAGTTGATCTGGGTCTAAACCATCAACTTAATAGAAATTTACCACCACTTTATTATGAAACTATGATTTTTAATTGGGAAGATAAAAGTGGTAATCCATTTGAATATTATCAGGAAAGATACACTACAGAAAAAGAAGCAAAAAAAGGACATGAAAAAGCTATTAGATACGTTGAAGAGAAGTTAAAAGAGGTGGAATAAATGATTATGAATAATCAAAATATTTATGAGTTAGATAAAGTAATTAAAGATAGTTTCAAACACATAAAATTGATAAATTACAAAGTTAGAGAATTTTTGGGGGCTAGAGAATTAGAATTAATTTTTGATGTTGTGGGAATAACTCATGAATTTCATTTTAGTTATAGATTTTTAGAAAATCTTAATATAGAGGAAGTTATGGCGCACTTAAAAAGTCATTTAATGGATTTAATAGTAAATTATTATTTTACAAAGGAGAACAAAGAATGAAGATAATGTATAGAAATTATAGAGCAAATTCATACGAAGAAATATCTAAAAAAGAACTGTTGTATAGAACAAGTCAAGAATACTATGCTAAGATGACTCAAGAGCATCATCTTGGAGTATTTCTGATTATTCTTGTAGGAATAATAGAAAACAAATGGTATTTTGAAGAAGTTGATGTATACGACTATTAGAAAGTGAAGTGTAATGAGTGAATAAGGAACAAGTTCTCATTTATAATTTTGATAAATTGGCAGAACAATTTAAGAAAAAAGAGTTTGAAAGAGTTATAATCGATGATGAACTATATTTTTGGAACTCAAAAAATAAAAAATTCTATGTTAATCCTAAAGGAAAATATCAAGTGATATATAAAATGATATATACTTATTCTTTAAGTATAGAGTGTGAGTTAATAGACAGATAAAAAAGGTAGGGGATGAGTTAGTGCAAGTAATACAAAAAGAACTAAGTTTGAAAGAACTAAAAAGCATTATTGAAGAGCTAGATAACAAACTACAATTAAAATTAGAACTTAAAAAAATAAATTTTGAAAAAACACAACCTCAATCATCAAAAATAAAAGATGTACTAGTAAATAAAAGTAACTTTGTTTTCGATCGATTCACTCATTACGTAATAAAAGATGAAGAGTACGACACTGACATCTTAGCTACTCATCAAAGTTTGTTATCTTATCAAGAATGTTACTTAAAAGAGATCGAAAGAATGCGTAAGTACGATGATATAGCGCTGATTGTTTATTTGCGTGATGAGGAAAGACTAGCATGGAGAACAATAGACAAAATATTAAATTTTGGGGAAGATTATTCTAGGACAAAATATAGAAGATATAAGGATGATAAAAAAGTAAATAACCAAGATAAAGTAAATTAGAGAGGAGAAGGGGAAAAAATGAATAGATATATGCTTTTACTTTGTTTTACTGGTAATGTATGTTCAGTTACGTATTATTATTCAGACAAAAGTTATGCTGATGAGTTTAAAGAAGTGAAAGAAAAAATAGACGATTATAATCAGTTTGTTTTGTCTCAAATAATGAAAAAACGATCTATTTATACAAAAATTATAAAGGCTTGGGTACTAGAAAAGAAGTCGTTTTACGATGGATTTATAAATAGTGTAGAAAAAGATGAAAATGCAACAGAAATTAAATTGCCACACATTTGCAAATTTACTATTTTATTGAACGAATACCAAAGTTGGTTAGCTAAAGAAAAAGAAATTATTTATAGAGATTGTGGTCATACACAAAATGCTATGATAAGGTGTTATAATAAATTAAAAGAACTTAGAGAAAAATATGAAATATAAAAAAATAATAAAAAAAAGTAAATTGACCCGTTTTGACCCGATAAAAAAATGTTAAAATGGTATTGTGGAAAAATGTATACCACACCCCCTTGAAGAAGATTCGTTCTTCTTTTTTTATTATAAGGAAGTGATAAGAATGCCTGAAAGCAACTTGAGAAGGTTAAGCTCGGAAGAAGCCCGTGCGTTCGGTAGCAAAGGTGGCAAAAAGTCTGTTGAAGTTCGTAGAACGAAAAAGCTACTAAGAGAGTTATTAGAAGAAGCATTAGAAAAAGAAACTAAAACAGGTAATATAGCGGTTGATATCACTAACGCTTTGATAAAAAAAGCAACCAAAGGCAATGTTAAAGCTTACGAAGTTATACGAGACACTCTTGGACAAAAACCCGTCGAAAATATTAGTATTGAAAATCCGCAAGCTACTAAAGTTCTAGAGTCTATTAGTAAACAACTTAACGGTAAATGATGAATACTGAAATATTTCCTTTGAGTGAAAAGTACATAGACTTTTTAGAATATGATGCAAGTGTTGAATTTTTGGAAGGAACGACTTTTGCTGGTAAAACAACCGTTGGCATTCCGAAATTTATGTTTAAAATAATGAATGATGAAAGCACAAAACCAAGTATTATAGCGGGGTTAGATTTAGGGACTATAGAAAAAAACATAATTAATTCTGATATGGGTTTGTTAGAAATATTTGGTGAATATGAAAGTGGCGGGTGTATAGAGTACAAACCTAATGGAGCAGGCAAAATCAGCCTTCCACATTTAATATTTCATACGCCTAGTGCCAACAAAGTTATATATGTATTAGGATACGATAATAAAAAACGTTGGAAGAAAGCATTAGGCGGGCAATGCTATGGATTGTTCATAGATGAGTTTAATATAGCAGACATGGATTTCGTTCGTGAAGCTTTTATGAGAGCCGACTATAAATTATGTACATTGAACCCTGATGATCCTAATAAAGAATGCTATACGCAATATGTCAATCATGCAAGACCAATAGAAAAGTACGAAAACGACGCACCAAGTGAGTTACTTAAAATGTTAGATTTACCTCAAATAGCTGATTGGACTTGGTGGTATTTTACATTCGATAATAACGCAAGTTTAACACAAGAAAAGAAAAAACAAATAATAGAGTCCGTTCCAGTTGGGACAAAGTTATATAAAAACAAAATACTAGGATTAAGAGGCAAAGCTACAGGCTTAGTATTTAATATTGAGCCTAAGGACATTATTACGGAAAAACAGGCTATGTTTATAGATTGGCAAGAGAAAGTACCAAAGAAAAAAAGAAAGTTTATTAGGTTTGCTATTGGCTGTGACACATCTTATTCTAAAAGAACACATGATAAACTGACATTTGAGTTTGTTGGAATAACAGACGATAGAAAATGTATTTTGTTAGAAGAAGAAACACATAACAACAAAGACAGGGAGATTCCGTTTGCCCCTAGCGATGTAATACCAAAATTAGTAGCATTTGCTGAAAAATGTAAAGACAAATGGGGTTTTGCAAGATATATATTTATAGATAGCGCAGATGCTGGGACGATAGTAGAGGCAAACAAATATAAACGTAAGACTGGTTGTATTTATATTTTTGCAGGTGCATGGAAAAAAACAAAGAACTTAACAAGAGTACAATTAGAGCAATCGTGGTTAAATACTAACGATTTTTTTATTGTAGAAACATGCAAAGATTATTTAAGTGAATGTGACACTTATAGCTATGATGAAGATGGTCAGCTTGAAGATGGCCATGACCATTCTATTCAAGGATGTCAGTATGCTTGGTTACCTTTCAAAAAGTTGATTGGTAATTGGGAGCTTATTAAAACAATGATAAAAGATGCTGATAATGATGAGGAGTGACAATATGGGAGTGATTAAAAACATGATAAAAAATTGGTTAGAAATTAAAAACCCTGACTCGATGCAAATCGATATTGAACAATTAACTAATTTTGAGGGTCAGGCTTTTATTAATAATATTTGGTATCGCGGAGACTCAAGTGAACTTAATCAATTATACGAGCAACTAGACGATAGAATTGGCAATACTCATTTTTGGGGAAGCAGACCAACTGCAGGAATGAATATAAGAAAAATTCATACAGGTCTTCCTGCCATGATAGTGGACACTTTAGCAGACGTTTCTACGGATGATTTGAATAATATTGAAGTTAAAGAACGCCAGGAAGAATGGAATGAAATTGCTAAAGAAAATCATTTTAAGGAATTGATTAGAGACAGCGTTGTTGGTTGTCTTTCGATTGGTGATGGTGCTTTTAAGTGGTCAATAGACACTGACATAAGTAATTATCCTATAATTGAATTTTATGACGGTTCAAGAATTGATTATGAGTATGAAAGAGGTAGATTAGTTGCAATTATTTTCAAGACAAAGAGGTTTGTAAATAAGCAAAAGTGTACTCTTTTAGAAAGATACGATAAAAATGGAATCACTTATAAATTAGTAAATAAAGAAGGCGTAGAATTAAGACTCGAAGATTATCCTGAATTAGTAAAAAAATATCGGCCAGTAAAAAATCCGAATGGTTTTATTATGGCGTTACCTATAATGTTTAAAAAATCTAAAAAATATTTAGGACGTGGTAAGTCATTATTCGATGGTAAATTAGATAATTTTGACGCTTTTGATGAGGTGTGGTCTCAGTGGATGCTTGCGCTAAGAAAAGGCCAAATAAAGACTTATATTCCTGAATCACTTCTTCCAAGAGATCCTAAAACTGGTGTACTACTTCGTGGAAGCGATTTTGACAATGATTATATTTCTGTTGAAGAAACAATAACAGAAGATGGGAAAAGCAAAATTGAAACTACTCAGGGACAGATACAACATGAGGCTTTATTAAGCACATATATTACAGCACTGGACCAATGCTTAACAGGTTTGATTAGTCCTAGTACGTTAGGTATTGATACAAAAAAAATAGATAATGCAGAAGCTACTAGGGAAAAAGAAAAAACAACACTTTACAAAAGAAACCAAATTATAGAGGTTCTTACTAAAACAATTCAAGATATTGTAAATATTACATTTAAAGTTTATGACACTATGAAAGAAAGACCTATTGCTGAAATAGAGTCTACAGCAACATTTGGTGGATATGCTAATCCTAGTTTTGAAGCTCAAATTGAAACTGTAGGTAAAGCTAAAACTAGCGGTATTATGAGCATTGAAGCTAGCATTGATGAACTTTACGGTGATACTAAAGATGATAAATGGAAAGCTGAAGAAGTAAAGCGGATAAAAAATGAAAGTGGAATAGTAGAAATGGAAGAACCAGCAATAGCACAGGATATTGACTTAATAGAAAATGAAGTTGGTATGGAAGAAGGTGATAGTAATGATGGAGAATAGTAAAGAAAGGCCAATAGAAAACTTAAAAATAAAGTATGATGGAAATGTCTATGATAAAATAGTTTATTTTTCTATTTCTAATTGGGATGGAAATGAACAGGTTAGCTTTACTAATAAGAAAGATAATAATTCTAGCACTAGTGTGAATTGCAAATTTAATGAGATAGAAATAATTAAAAAGTAGGTGTATAACCTATGAACGATTATAATATTAAAAAGTTATATGAAGAGATGGAACAAGAAATCATTTCTTCGATGAAACGAAATTATAAGCGTCATTTGAATGAGGAATCGAAAACAGGCTTTAAATATGCTCAGTGGCAAGCGGAAAAACTGAAAGAGCTTAAACGATACCAGAGAGAAAACAAAGATATTATAGGAGAATATACAAATAATCTATCTGAGAAAATATCTGAGCATTTACAAAACGAATTAAAGCAAGGCTCTATCAATGCAATAAAGCAATACAACAAAGTTTTAAAGCAAAAGTTGAAACCAAGCAAAGTAATGAATAAAAGCTTTTTCAAGATTAATGATAGAAAGGTAAATGCTTTAATTAAAAGTGTAAATGACGATCTCAGGACAGCAAACACAGCAATTTTACGAATGACAAATGATCAATACAGACAAGTCATTCATAAGAGTGCTTTTTTTGTTGGTAATGGGGTGTTTACCGAACAGCAGGCAGCTAGAATGGCTACTGAAGAATTGACTGAATTAGAATTGACAAAATTAGCTATTGACGAGTCAAATAAAGACTTTTTAAGCCGTGGACTTGCTTGTATAGAATATAAGGATGGCAGACGCGTCAACGTAGCTAGTTATACTCAAATGGCAGTTAGAACAGCTAATTTAAGAGCACAACTTATGGGTGAGGGAGATTTTAGAAAGTCAATAGGCAGACACTTAGTTCAAGCAACCAGTCATGGTGGAGCTTGTCCTATATGTCAAAAATGGGAAAAGCACATTTTTATTGATGATGTTTATAGTGGAGGTTCTAAAAAAGACGGAAATTACACATTGTTAAGTGTTGCTATGAAGCAAGGATTTCTCCATCCTTCATGCAGACACGGGCTTACAACATATTATCCAGAGGCAGAAGGTGTTGAAGACGAAACTGAAGAAGAATATCAAAATGATTTAGAATATATTAATGAAAAACTAAATTATATCAATAGAAATGTCAAAAAGTACAATAGATTATCTTTAGGCTCTATTGCATCAGAAAATATAGGACATTATAATAATAAAAAAAGGCAATGGGAGAAAGAAAAAGAACTATTATTAACCAATTCGACGATAAATAGTGATTACTGCATAGATGACACAAAGAACTTTATTGATAATATAGATAGAAACAAAAAAGCAACTTTAAAAGATGCTGAATATATAGAAATCAAAGGTAAAAGATATTATGTAAATGATATTAACAAAATTATTCACGAATTTAATGAAGTACCAGTTGCTGAATGGATACAAAATAAATTACATAAAGATGTAGAATATTTACCTAATATTTCGGAAGTCGATGATGTGAAACTTGGAGATTATAAGGTAGATAAAAAAGAAATATGGGAATTAAAAACAATCAAAGGCAATGGCAAAAGAACATTAGATAGTGCTGTTAAAGATAAAAAAGACCAAGCCTCTATATTTATTCTTGATTTATCTTATTCAAAAATGGAAGATATAGAAGCAATTAAACAAAGCATAGAAATATTTAGAAGAAGAGACTGGGTAGATAGAATAATTTTAAAAAGAGATAAAAATATTTTAAAAGTATTTAATAAAAAAAGAAATTGACTACAGCTCCAAGCGGAGCGAAACCAATTTCTATAATTAGATTATACAACATTTTTAAAAATATGTCAATTATTGCAAAATGTCTTATGTTGTGGTATAATACCTATATGATGGAGATGGTATTATGGAGCAATGGAAAGATATAAAAGAAACAAAGGGTGTTTACCAGATAAGCAGTAAAGGCAGAGTTAAAAGAGTTGGCAAATATTCAAATCAATTTACAAGTTGGTATGATGAAAAGATATTGAAACCAGCAATACATGAAAGAGGATATTTATTTGTTCAATTATCTATTAATAAAAAAATATTAAGAAGATATATTCATAGGCTTGTTGCTGAGGCATTTATTCCCAATCCTGAAAATAAGAAAACGGTAAACCATAAGGATGGCAATAAAAAAAATAATTGTGTTGAAAATTTAGAGTGGTGTACTTATTTAGAAAATAATACTCATGCATATGAAAAATTAGGCAAATTACAAAAAAATAAAAAAGGTAGTATAGCAGTAGTGCAGTATGATTTAAAAGGAAATTTTATAAAAGAATATCCATCAATACGAGAGGCGCAAAGACAAACTGGAATAAATGCTATTGATAAGGTATGTAAAGGCATTCAAAATAGAAGCCAAGCTGGTGGGTACAAATGGAAATATAAGGAGGATTAAGGATGATAGCTATAGGAATAATTTTATGTATTCTCTTATTTTTTATAATATGCATATTATCTGCAATTCAGAAAGAGTTAGAAAAAACGCGATTAGAGAATAGGAAAATAGTTAATGTGTTAAATAAGAAAGGAAAAAAATAATATGACTGTAGAAGATATTAAACGTAAAAAGATGAAATTAGAAGAAATGATTTTAAGTCTAGTAACACAATTTGAAGAAGATACAGAAACAACGATCGAAGATATTCAAGTCAATCGTAATATGTGGCAAAATTGCGATGGAACATATCGCTCAACAAATATCGAAGTTGAAGTTACAATATAACACTACTTTATAGGTAGTGTGGGAAGCATTAGTCAGGGATACGAGGGCTGGGTGTTTTCCACAGTGCTTATAAAGCATATTTAAGTCGATAGAAATATCGGCTTTTTTCATGCAATAAAGTGCTTTGTGACCGTGCAATTCACGGAGTGTGGATGACCTTATCCAACATAGAAAAAGGAGAGAAAGATTATGGAACAAAAAGTTCTTATGCCACTAGACATTCAATTATTTGCTGAAGGTGGGGAAGAAGATAATGCAAATAATCAAAATCAAGAAGTAAATGATACTTCAAAAGACACTAAAGCTAATGACAAAAAAGAAACTAAAACGAATGAAAAAAAATATTCTGATGAGGAATTAAACGCTATTAGTTTAAAGAATGAACAAAAAGCTTTAGCTAATCAACTAAAGGATTTAGGTATTGATGATGTGGAAAAAGCTAAATCTATTCTTGCAAAAGCAAGAGAAGATGAAGAAAAAGCTAAAAGTGTAGACGAAAAGACTCAAGAAGCCTTGAAGAGGGCAGAAAAAGCTACTTTAGAAGCAATCAATGCAAAAATCGAAAACGTTTTATTAAGAAAAGGGATCAACGATAAAAAAGTCACAAGAGCTGTACGTCTCGTTGATAAGAAGAATGTTCTTGATAAAGATGGAGAACTTGATCAGTCAAAGTTGGAGACTGAGATTGAAGATTTGTTAAAAGATTTCCCAGAGCTAATTAATAAACCTGAAGAAGATAAAAAAGGTTTTAAAATTGGCGATGATGGAAAAGAAGATCAAAAGGATGAATTGTCCGAAATGAGAAAAATAATGGGATTGAAATAAATCTCATTTTTATTTGCCAAAAAGAAAGGGAGATGATTAAATATGGCAAATGCAATTACAAAGTTTAAAAAATATGTACCTTTACTTGATGAAGTGTACAAGCAAGCAGCGTTAACTTCTGTACTTGATAGTGATGAAACACTTGCCAGAGCAGGAGCAAATGCAAATGAAATCATAATCCCAAAAATCTCAATGGATGGATTAGGAGATTATGACAGAAATAGTGGTTACACTAATGGTGATGTAACATTAACGAATGAAACAGTACAATTTAATTACGAAAGAGGTAGAATGTTTACTGTTGATGCAATGGATGATGAGGAAACCGCAGGTATTGCCTATGGAAAACTAGCAAGTGAATTTATTCGTACACAAGTTGCTCCAGAAGGTGATGCTTTCAGACTTGCAACATATGCAAGTGTTAGTGGAATTTCCAAAGTTAGTGCAGGTGCAACATTGTCTACTGGAGCTGATGTTATCGCAGCATTAAGAGTGGCAACAAGTAAAATGGATGAAGATGAAGTACCTTACGAAAATAGATATTTATTCATTACTCCAACTTTAAAAGGTTTGATTGATGATATGGACACAACTAAATCTAGAGAAGTATTAGCTAGATTTACGCAAGTTATCCAAGTGCCTCAAACAAGATTTTATACTGCTATTGATCTTTATGATGGTAAAACTGATGCTAGTGGATCAAGTGGTGCTAATGAGACTGTAGGTGGATATGTTAAAAATGCCTCAGCTAAAGACATCAATTTTATGATTATTCATAAACCAGCAGTAATGCAATATAACAAACACATTGCTCCTAAAGTTATTACACCAGAAGCTAATCAAGATGCTGACGCATGGAAATTTGGCTATAGAAAGTACGGTTTAGCTGATGTTTACGAAAACAAAGTGGCTGGTATTTATCTACACCACAAAGCATAAGGAGGAGATTTTAAATGAGAACAATTGGTTTAGTATTTCCAAAAGGAAAACCAACTAAAAATTCTAAAAGTAAAGAAAAAGTAGTCGAAAAAACTGAGGACCAAAAAAAAGCAACTGAAGAGCCTAACGGTGATGAAGATGAAATTCAAAAATAAAAAAACAGGAAAAATTATAGAAGAACATTTACATTATTACGTAAATAAATATAAAAATAATCCTGATTACGAAGTAGTTAAGGAGAAAACTACTAAAAAAGAAACCAAAAACGATAAAGAAGAAGTGGAAGAAAAATCTACTTCTTAGGAGGTGGATTTATGACACTTTATGTTAATAAAGAGTATTATTCTAGCATTTTTAGTGGCAAGAATATACCTGAAGACGATATCGAAAAATATTTGGAATTAGCTCAAGAAAAGATTGATAGTATAACTTATAACAGAATAGTAGCAATTGGCTTTGAAAATTTAACTGAATTTCAAAAAGAGAAGATAAGTAAAGCTATTTGCTACCAAGCAGAATATATTTTCAAAAATGGCTATAATAATGAAGATAATAGGGATATTTCTTCTTATAGCGTGTTAGATATATCTGTGAGTGTTGATAATTCAAATGCTAATAAAACTAAAGCTCAAAGATTAAATATGAGTGAAATAGCTTATGACTTAGTTCATAAAACTGGGTTAGATGGGAAAATAAGATAATGGCTCAAAATATTAAAGTATTACCTTTTCCTGATTGGCTATTAAATACAGATTATGCGCTTGTTTTAAATGAAGAAGGTGTGACAGAAGATGGAGCGCCAAAAGAAGCTTTTCAAACAAGTGGTAAATGTATTTTTAGTGAGAAAGCAAGGAGAATTATTGACGCAGAAGGTAAACAAGTAACATTGCTTGGAAAAGTTATTGTTAAGGGTGATATAGCACCATCATTAAAAACAGTTAGTGATGGTGTTATTACTATAAACGAATATAGCTATGAAATACACGCTGGATATAGGCCAAGAAATCCTGATGGAACAGTTCATCATACGGAGTTTGAAATAAAATGAATGTAAAAGTTAAATTAAATCATAAAAATATAAACCTTATAAAAAAAATTGCTAATGAGGCTTTAGTCGAGACAGCCGACGCTGTAAAAAGTGATTTACAGCAAAGTCAAACTATGCCATTTGACACAGGCCAGCTTCAAAATCGGAGTACTTTTGTGGATGATTCTAAAAAAAATAAAGGGATTGCCACAATAGTTTCAGATACTCCTTATGCTAGAAGACTTTACTTTCATCCAGAATACAACTTTAAGAAAGATAAAAATGCTAATGCTGGAGGAGAATGGTTTGAACCTTATATCAATGGTAACAAAAAGACTTATGCGCAAAAAACGTTTAACAAAATTATGAAAGGAAAAATATGACTTTAAAACAGTATAAAGATTATTTTAAAGAAAACTTTAATTGGACTGATTCGATTAGTATTGGAAAAATTGATAATAACCAAGAAAAGGCAATATGCTTTTATAATTCACAAAGAAATTCAAGTTATGTTGGAGTATTTGGTGGAATAAAAAATAAATCTACAAATATTAAACCAGTTACTATTTTATTAAGATATACTAAAAATCAAAACAGTGCCGAAATTATGGCACAAAAAATTTATGACTTCTTTAATGAGAGGTCGTTTTTTATTGATAAAAAAAGAATATTTGTACAAATGATTTATTCAGAACCTATTAGTTTAGGAACAGATGATAACAACGTGTATGAATATTCTTTTGAACTAGACTTTTATGAAGAAAGAGAGATGATTTAATATGGCTACTGTTACTATAGGACAATTTTCTGTAGGACAATGTGATATCAAAGTAAAAACTGCAACAGATCCAACCGAAACATTTTCTTCTATTGCAGATGTAGAAGAAGTATCATTAACGATTGAAAGCAATACTGAGACTTGGTATTCAATTTCTGAAGGTGGCTGGCAAAATGCTTTATTAACTGGCAAAGCACTAACTGGCTCTTTTAGCGGTAAGAGATGTTTAGGAGATGCTGGTAACGATTTCATTGACGGTTTGAGATATTCAATTGGAAAAGACGCTGAAGCAGACTTTGAAATTGACTTTCCAGATGGCTCTAAACTAGAATTTACAGCGGTTGTGGCATTGACAGATATTTTAGGTGCAGCTACAGATGTAGCGCCACTAAGTGGAGATTTAACTGGAAAGGGTAAACCAACATTTACCCCTGCAGAATAGTAGGGTAGAGGCAAAAAGCCTTTGCCCTCTTTTTTATTAGGACGAAAGGAAGATAATATGAGAATTATTGATACAGGAATTACGAAAGAAATTTTAAGTGGAGATAACCACCCACAATTAAAAATTGGAGATAAATTATACACAGTAGATAATAGGCAATCTACTTGGGACAAAATACAAAATGTTCAAGCTGATGACAAATTGAATAACGAAGAAAAAACAAAAAAAATTTATGAATTAGCATTAGGAAAAGAAGCCGCAAAAGAAATTAAAGAATTAGATTTACCAGTAGAAAAGAATACTTATTTGTCTTTTTGCGTTATGGGCGCAATAACAGGCGAAGATCCTAATGAATTACAAAAGATGGCAAAAGAACAAGCAAGAAAAAACTTATAGTCCCAGAAACTTTTTATGATATGAAGTTCGATTGGGACTTAATTGTTTCTAGCTTTGCCCAGCAATATGGAATACGGCTTTATTATGAGTACGAAACCATAAGTTGTGAAGAATTTAGACAACTTTTGACTGGATTAAATGGAGATACACCACTTGGCTATGTCGTAGGGATAAGAGCTGAAAAAGATCCTAAGAGAATCAAAAAGTTAACCGCACAAGAGAAAAAAATAAGAAGTGATTGGGCAAAATTTAAGGCACAGAACGGTGAAATGAAAATAAAAGAGTTAAACAGAGATGAAATTTCTAAAACGCTTTCAAAGATATTCAGCTAGGAGGTGATGAGTATGGCAAACACAAATGTTGGTACTGTTGCTATGAATTTGGTTTTGGATAGTGGCGCCTATAGTAAACAACTTAATAAGGTTAGTAAAAGCACAGAAAATGCTTTTTCTGGTACAATGAAAAAAGTTGGTGGATTTATTGCTGGTGCATTTGCAATAGGACAGGTTGTGAATTTTACTAAAACGTGTATAGACAGTGCTAGTAAAATTCAAAGTGCATTTACTGGATTAAATAGTATAGTTCAAGGTACTGGTAACTCTTTTGGAGCTGCACAAAAGTTTATAAATGAGTATACAGCAGATGGACTGATTTCAATAAATGAAGCAGCAACAGCTTATAAAAACTTGTTATCAAGAGGATATGACACATCTCAGATTGAAGATGTTCTTTTAAGATTGAAAGATAGTGCTGCTTTTGGTAGACAAGCTTCGTACGATCTTGGAGAAGCAGTAGTTGCCGCGACAGAAGGTTTAAAAAATGAAAACAGTATATTGGTTGATAATGCAGGTGTCACTAAAAACGTTGCAAAAATGTGGGAAGAATATGCAGATAGTCTTGGCATTTCTTCAACATCGTTAACCCAAACTCAAAAAATACAAGCAGAGTATAACGGTATAATGCAGGAGACAAGATTTCAAGTTGGTGATGCAGCAGCTTATACAAAGACTTTTTCTGGACAAATTCAACAATTGAAAGCTAGTTTCAACCAAATGACCGCGGCAATAGGAAAAGTAGTTGCTCCGTTAGCTCAATTATTTATACCTATCATAAATTCTGCTATTGAGCGTATTACTAGCTTTTTTGAAATACTGCAAGAGTTATTGAAAGTGTTTGGGTTAGAAATGCCTGACGTTGTTTCTAAAACTAGCAGTAGCTTTGACAATGTAAGTTCTAGCATAGAGAATACTGGAAATGCGGCTGTTGCTACAGCAAAAAAAATGAGTAAATCGTTTGCTAATATTGATGAGGTAAACGTTTTACAAAATAAGTCTAGTAGTGCAAGTGGCGGAGGAACGTCAAGTGGCAGTAGTTCGGGCTCATTAAAACCAGGAAGTAGTTCAGGTATTGTTTCAGAAGAAGACAATAGCGTTGTGTCTGAACTTACCCAAAAGCTCACTGAACTTAAAAATGCTATTGCTGATGCTTGGAATAGCAAACCAATTCAAAGTTTTGTTGGGGCAATAAAAGATGGCGGTAATTATATTTGGACATTCTGGTCAACCTTATGTCAAAACTTAAAAGATCGAATGGGTGAAACTTGGAATAATATAAAAGATAATGCTGGTACCGCTTTAACAAATATGAGCACTTTGTGGACAACTTTTTGGACTGATGTTAGCGTTGGAATACAAACTTGGGGGCAACCGATTATTGATAATGTAAGCAACTTATTTAATACTATATGGACGACTGCCATAGACCCTGCTTTACAAAATGTTAGTCAAGCTTGGTCTGATTTTACAGGCACTTTGCTCACTTTATGGAACGAACACGGTCAACCGTTGATTGATAATATTGGTGAGTTCATTACTAATTTAACCGATTTATTTCAGAAATTATGGGACAACATACTAGAACCAATTATTAAGCCATTTCTTGAAATGCTAAAAAACCTATGGGATGAGCATTTGAAAGACATGGTTAAAAAGGTTGGAGATTTTATAGCAAAACTTGTTAATGGCGCTCTACAAATATGGAATGAATTTATTTACCCGATTATAAGTTGGATCACAGAAAAATTAGCTCCTGTATTTTCATTTTTGGGTGAGTGGATAAGCAACATATTTGGTAATGTGTTTGGAAGCGTTAGTGATTTTGTTGGAGGAATAATCGATACTTTTAGCGGAATAATTGACTTTATAACTGGCATATTCACTGGAGATTGGGAAAAAGCTTGGAATGGAGTAAAAGATATATTCAAAGGTATTGTTGATGGCTTGGCAGCGATCTTTAAAGCTCCTATCAATTTTATTATTGACGCAATTAATAGTTTTATCAGATCTATTAACAAAATCAAAATTCCTGATTGGGTCCCTGGAATTGGTGGTATGGGAATAGATATTCCCGAAATTCCAAAATTGGCTCAGGGTGCATATTTTCCGAAAAATCAACCTCAATTGGCAATTGTTGGAGACAATACTAGAGAACCAGAAATTGTCACTCCTGAAAGTAAAATTTATGATCAAGTTCGTAATGCGATCCGTGATAGTGGGGGTACGGGTAAACAAGAAATAGAAATAACAATCTACCATAAATACGAAGATGGTAGAACTATAATTCAAAAGATAAACCAAGCACAAATAGATGCTGGACAAGTTTTAGTTTTAAGCTAGCTTGTCCTTTTTCTATTTGACGGAAAGATGGTGAATATATGGAAAAAACACAATTTGAAGTTGATGGAATCATTTTTGACGCTAATGACATTGATTGGGAATACTCGTTACAAGAAGGAGATAATGCTGGCAGATCTGATGATGGTACAATGTATCATGATGTAGTTGGAATGTTGAATAAGGTATATTACGATTTTTATGATTTTAGGGACGAAGACGCTACGTCGGAGTTGATTAACTTATTGGAAAAGACAGATTGTCAATTAAAATATTATGATTTAAAGGAAAAGAAGTTCATTACAAAATCTATGTATGTTTCTGGAGATAAAATTAGTGCTCATTATATAAAAGGCGAATTTTATGCTGACCCATTTCAAATCAGATTTATAAGTAACAAGGTGGATTAATGTATCAGATAAGTTCTTCGTATAAAAATTTATTAGAAACATCAACAAGTTTAAAATCAAAATCAAAAATAATTGTTGACAATCAAGAGTATATAAGCCAGATAAAAACATACCCCAAAATATCTCATAAAACTGATAGCATGTTCGGTGGGTTTCCAGCAAAGACATGTACTTTTGAAATTTACGATATAGATAATTCTTTAGATTTTGAAAAAAAAGAAATCAATGTGTATCGAGGATTGGAAATTAATGGAACGATAGAATGGATACCACAGGGAGTATTCATTCCGACTGCAGATAAGATTAAAACCAATATTACTACCAAAACTATTTCATTCAATGGGATACAGGATAAAAGTCAGTGGTTTGATGACAAATACGAAAGTAATTTAGACTGGGTAAATACTTCTACGCATACTGGTCTAGAAATTGTTCAAGAAATCTGTACAAAATTAGGAATTACATTAGAAACAACTACATTTAATTGGTCCAATTACAATTTTAAACAACCTAATTTTTCATCGAATACTACTTATAGGGAAGTAATAAGTAGACTGGCAGAAATTGGTGGAAGTATAGCTTTTATTAGTAGAAATGGCGGTTTGGTGATTAAAAGTCAAAATGCAACAGGACATTCTGTTGCAAGGAGCAGATACGTTAAACTTAGCAAAGAAAAACAGTTTGGCTTAATAAATGTGGTTGTTTTGGGTAAAGAAGGTATAAATGATGATATTGTATATCCCAATCCAGCTCCAGAAACAAAAATTGAGTGGAAGATATTAGATAATCCATTTGTGGATTTATACCGTGAAGAAATGATTGAAACTGTTGCTAGTTATATAATTGGGCAATCAATAATCCCTTTTGAAATGACGGATTTTGCTGATGGATTTTATTTAGATTTAAACGATACTATACAGGTAACAGATAAAAACGATAATGTTTTTAATGCGACCATTTTGAATTATGAGACTAGCAGTAGAATTAAAGCTAATATAAGTGCTAAAACACAAAATAATTTTATAACTGATTATAACTTAGCTGGTAGTGCAAAAAAGCAAACACAGGATATAAAGTTCGATGTTGATCACATAAAAAAACAGATTGTTTTGATGTCTTCAAGTATAAAGGAAGGGGAAGAACAAATTGAAAATTTAAATGCTTCCATTGAGTTAACAAACGAACAAATACAACAGAATACTAATCAAATTACAATAGTTACTGATTCGTTGGGAAATACATATACAAAGGAAGAAGTTAACCAACTTGTTCAAAACTCTGAAAGTGGACTCACAAACATATTTTCAACAAGTGGAGGATTTAACATTTTTAGAAATACATCATTAGCTTTTACTGACAGTTCCGAGAGTGGTTTTGAATTTTGGAATGGTACCTTAACTAAAGGTAGTGAAGAAAATTCAGCAACTAGAACTTGTATTTTGTTAAAAAATGGCAATTGTAGTCAATCACAAAGTGTCTTGAATGGTGAATATCATGTTAGTTTCAAATACAAAAAAATTATTAATTTGGCAGAAGCGAAAGTTTATATAAACAATGTCGCTTACAATCTTGCAGAAACTGAAAACGAAACTTTATTTAGCTTGCCAATAGATGTTACTACAAAAAATATTGAAGTTAAATTCGAATGCGATACGGATAGTGGTTACGCTGTCTATGAGTTGATGGTAAATTCAGGACCAACAAAGGCAGTTTACTCACAAAATCAAAATGAAACTGAAACTGACACAGTAAATATTTCCAAGGGGATCGAAGTTACAAATACAAACATTAATACTAAAACAAGAATCGATGCCGATGGACAAAGGACAATAAATTTAACTACAAACGAAGTTGTTAACAGGAATACAGATCAAGGTACAGATACTAAGTCGTTAAAAGTACAAGAAAAAGCTGATCTTGTTGGAATGATTGTACAAGAAGTAAACGATCATATTTGGATAAATTTTCCATAGGAGGTGAAAAATGCAAACATTAATATCGAATTTTTCTATTTGGTCCGCGCCCTCCAGAAGCATGAAAGTTGAATATGAAACGCGCAATCACACTGCGAGCAGTATACAAGTAAGATTCAGGTACACATACACTTTAAACTCATCTTCGGGTTATACATCCTATTCACAATCAGTTGACGCTTACGCTGGTAGCACAAAATTAGGTACTACTTCTTTAAAAGGCAGTACACCATCTAGTTGGTACGGTGATCCAATAATAAAAACAACAGGCTGGTATACAGTGTCATTATCAGCATCAGCAACTTCAATTACATTTAAATTTACTTTTTCATCAACAGATCCAGCAGACAGCAATATTTCTAAAAATTCTTCTATACCGATCGAACCACTTTTAAGTGTTTTAAACAGATTTGAAAATAATTTAGTATTAAACTTAGAAGAGTCACTGACATTATCGATAACAAAATACAATAATAGTTACACAAATAACTTAACATTATATTACCGTGACAGTGATGGTGATCTTACGCAAATAGCGAATTGGAGCAATGTTGAAGATGGGGAAAGTATACAACTAAATTCAACACAACTAAATACATTATATAATTTGACTACAACTCAAAAATTTTATTCCTTGACTTGGGAGCTTGAAACTTTAGATGGTGATGATAGTTTAGGAAGTACTACTTTACTATCATCTGGAGTATACTCAAACGCAGAACCAGTTTTTACAGCAAGTAATTTTAGTTATCAAGATGTTAATACAACAACTCTATCATTGACTAATAATAATCAGATTATTATAAACAGTTACAGCGATCTTCAAATAAACTTGACTACCCCAGCAACCGCTCAAAAAGGTGCTACAATTGATCATTATTTAGTAAATGATGAAACAGTTTTACCTAGCGAGTTTCCATACACTTTAAAAAACAAAATTAGCATTAGTGAGATTACTGTTTACGCTGTAGACTCACGTTCTTTATCAACTCTTGTTACAAAAGATCTAAGTGAAAATTTTATTGATTATGTAAATCTCGGCAGGGGGAACTCTTCAGTAAAAAGAGATAATGGAGTATCAACACAAACAAAATTAAATTTTTCTGGAACTTTTTGGAATGGTAATTTTGGCTATGTAGTTAATGATTTAAATGTAACTTATAAGTTTAAAAAAACAAACGATAGTACATACACAACAGGATTGACAGTTGTGACTCCTACAAAAAGTGACAACAATTTTAGCTTTAATGATTATATTAGAGGCGATTCAGCTGATAATGGATTCAACATTAGTGATTCTTACAACATAGAAGTAATAGTTAGTGATAAATTATCAAGTATAACTTATGACAATTTGATACTTGTAGCTGGAAGTCCAGCAATCGCTGGTTATGGTAATCATGCTTCGATTGGTGGAGATTACGATGAAACAATAGGTGGCAACCAAATATGGGGAGACCTATTTTTTAATGGAAAAAATATTTGCGAAACACATTTCGAACATGGACGTAATACACCAACCCAATCGTACATAACGACTCCATGGTTTCAAATAGCTTCAGGGAAGAATGCATTTGAGGTTAGTGGTAACAGTAATATAACAGAAAGGATCACTTTCACTAAACCATTTGGAGGTCTTCCTCCACACATCGTGCCGCAGTTAGCAAATGGTACAACTAATACAGCATATTGTCAGGTTGTTGTAAAAGCTATCAATCAAACTACTGAATATTTTGACATGCAAATAATTAATGACGCTAGTTCAGGTGTTTTGCCAGGTGTCGCTTGGATAGCTGTGGGCCAGCCAGCATCTGCAAACGCCCAAACTTTAAGTGAAGAAGAGGTATCGTAATGAAAGAAATAATAAAAAAAATGCTGAAAGCACTTCCTAACTCTATAAAAAATTTTTTATATGGCGATGTTAGGAATGACATAAAAGAATTGAAGAACGATTTTAATTCTAGTGAAAAAGATAGGCTTCGTTACGAGATATTGAGCTTTGCCTCGTCATTACGTCGTGGAGAGGCTCATACAACTCAAGAGTTCCAAACAATTTGTATGTTCCACGATAAGTACGAAAAAATCATAGAAAAATTAGGAGAAAAAAACGGTTTTACTCATAGTGAGTTTGAATACATTGAAGAAAAAATGCGTGAAAAAATGGAGGAATGTTTAAAATGAATCTAGATTTAATTAAAAATATTTTAATTGTAGCGATCGCGAGTTCGATCGTTTCTACAGCTGTAATCCAAAAAATTAAAGAACAGTTAACAAACAAAATGATTTTAGCTGTTGTGTCTTTTGTGGTATCAATGCTGGCTGGTTTTTTATTTGCTATTAGTTTTAGTGAATTAAGTTGGCAAAATGCCATTTGGGTTGGAGTAGCCACCTATGTTGGCGCTGATGCACTATATAAAGCCTTTGAAGACAAAATATTCAAAAGCTTTAGTAGCATGAATAGTAATGTTAGTGTTCCAGTTGACAATAAAATAGTTTTTGAGGAGGCGAGTGACGATGATAACGAACAAACATAATAAGCTTCCTTTAAAGTTTTTAGGTATCACGAGTACTTGGGAAGATCATAAAAACAGAAACTCTCGCGGTCAAGATTTTGGTTGGAATAGTAACTATGGTGGTCAGTACAACACCGAAGTTTATGCCATAAATGATGGTGTTATTACACAAGTGGACAAAAACTCATCGTGTGGTAACTATATTTGGATAAAACACGAATATAAAGATTATGATCTTTATAGCAGATACTTACATTTAAAAGATAACTCTACAACCGTTAAAGTAAATCAAAAAGTTACTCGTGGCCAAAAAATTGGAATAATGGGAACTACAGGTGATAGTACTGGAGTGCATTTACACTTTGAACTCTGGAAAGTACCGAAAGGCTGGAAGTATTCTTGGAGCACATCGAATAGGACCAAATATGCTGTAAAAGCTACTGACTATGTCTTTGCCTTTGAAGATCAAAAAATTGGTTCTTCGAGTAATAATAGCTGTTTTATAAAAGTTGTTGGAACATCACTGGCGACAAAACGTGACACTTCAAAAAATCAGATCGAAGTTGTTGGTATTAATTTACGAGCCAGAAAAGGAGCAGGTACTAATCAAAGTGTTTTAGGATACATTGATTATGGAATTTACAACTATTCAGAAACGAAAACTGCAAGTGGTTATACTTGGTATAAACTGGATGATAATTTATGGATAGCTGGTACCAAAGAAGACACTAAAGTATATGTGAAAGAAGCCGAAGAAGAAAAAGAAGAGGTCAATTTTAGTGAGTTAGAAGAACTAAAAAAAGAAATAGATGACTTAAATTCACAGTTGGTAGAAAAAGAAAGCCAGATTTTAGAGTTAAAAAAAGAAGTAGAAGAGTTGTCTAGTTCTCAAATAGAACATAAAGTTTTCATAGCACCAGAAACAGCTCTTTATTATATTGAATTGCAAAAAGGAGAAAAAATTTATTATTAAAAGAGACGTACTAATTTAATTGTTTTAGTATTTATCTTTGTTTTGTATTAAAAAGTACCATTTCGTAAAAGATCTGGTACTTTTTTTATTTGGTTTTATATTAATTGTTAATAATATTTATAGAGGTGAAAAAGTTGACAAATTTAAAAAATATCATAGAATATATAAAAAAAGTGTGCTATTCTAAAATTAAGGAAAGGTGGTATTTAATGAAAGGGTACAAAGCTATAGATTTTGCTAATTGGTTTTTGTGGTACAACGAATTACAACAAAAACAATCTACCGATGATGATTACGATGTTTATGAAGGCTTAACACACTTGAAAATACAAAAATTGTTATACTTTGCTGACGGTATTTGTTTGGCTGTCACAGGTAGTCCGCTTTTTAGAGAAAAAATTTACGCATGGCCTCATGGACCAGTAGTTAAAGAAGTGTATAAAATACTAAGTATAAATGGCAAAAAAGACATAGAGTTTAATAAAAACGAGTGGGAAAAAATTAAAAAGATAAATGAAGACTCTGAGTTGTTTGATGTCCTTGTTACAACATACGATAGCTACGCAGGTTATACAGCATGGCAACTTAGAGAGAAGTCACATGTGCCAGGAGGACCATGGCAAATGACTGTTGACAAAAAAGGAATGCAAAAAGAAATAGAACCAAAACTAATAAAAGAGTATTTTAGTAAAAATATTGTGCAAGTAAATGACTAAAATAAAAAAGAAGAAAACAATAAAAGTTAATGATTCAGCGTCAAACATTATTCCGTGTACGATGTGTAATCCTAAAAAATATTTGAAGTTTAGTTTTGCATTTATAACAAAAGAGTCATCTTCTCCAAAAGCACAAGATTTAGTAAAATTATGGGAACGAATGAGATGGTTGAGTAGAGAGCTATATATGAATTTGTTTTATACTTATCAATCTGATAAACATTTATGGTTTGAATTGCTTCCTATTGAAAAGCTTCGCAAAGATGTACCACCTTCTTTTAGAGCGCTTTTTCCATCTGAGACAAATGAAAAATATGCTGTATTAAGAGTATATCCTGCTGGAACGCCAAACGGAACAGCAAATCCAAGAATTATAGGGATGCTTAAACACACAGTATTTTATGTTTTTTTCTTGGATTGGGATGGAAAAATGTATGACCATAGCTAATTTAAGCAAATGGTTGACATTTTTGCAAATATATATTACTCTATTTTTAGATGCAAGACATATTTTACTCCAAAAAAATATAATTATATTTCTTGCATCTAAATTACAGTACCCTGTATGAGTAAAAAAATAAGAGAGTCTTCGCGACTCTCTTTTAGTCTGTTTTTTCTAAATCTTTTCTATATTTTGACATAAATTCTGAATAATCTTTGTACGTTATATAATCACCATCGTATTCGTTACCTTCCTTATCCGTCCAGACTTCAAAAAGCACATAGTCGTGATCTTTAGAAACTATAAAAGTACCCATATGATCATCGCTAAATAAAAATTCTCCGCCTTCGTCTTGATCTTGATAACAATAATTTCCTAAGCAAAAATATTCATCGAACCAATCTTCATATTTAACTTTACCTCTTACTCTGTTTAAAAAATTAATAGCGTCGTTGTGATCAATTTTTATGTTATTTTCTTCTTTAAATTTTGAAATACTTTTTTTCAAAAATTCAGATTTAGTCATATTCATCTTTTTTAACATTTTGTCTAAAGAAATTTTGTCCTCAATGTTTAGATCAACTTTAAACTGTAATTTGTTCTCCTTTTTATATTTTTTATTGTATTCCTTTTCATCAAACTTTGTTTGCTTTTTTTTATTGCGAATCAATTGTCCTTCCATCATAGTATATTCATCGTTAAATTTCATTTTTTCTTTCCTCCTATTTTAAATATTTTTAATTTAGAAATTATAATGTCATAATTTCTTCGTACAATTCTGCATTATTCTCATCCGACCATAACCCAAATTGTTCATTCCAGCTTTTAAGCAACCATTTTATGATAAATGGGTTGTTATCATGAAAGTCTTTATAGCGTTTTAACAGCTGTAAATACACTTCTTTATCCTTAATAATGGCATTGTGACAATTTTGTTGCCAAATTTGTTTTGAACGCCAACCACTGTACACATCATTTAATTCTGGAACAATAAAATTCACAACCCCACCAATTCCAACTTGCTCATTTTCGTTTTTGTTTTCAGCAGGATATTCACAAATTAACAGATGCAAAAACAAATGTTCTAGTAAGTCACAGTAAACTAAATTTTCTTTCATTTGCCATTCATAAGGATTGTTTTTAGCATATTCGGGGTTACTTAACATGATGGCATGGTCTTCATATTTGTGATGAATATAAAGACCTTCCTTTGTTCTTGAAACCTTATTGCTTTTTTTCCAATTTTCTGACATATAATTATCCAATCCAACTCCATATTTTTGCTGTAAATATTCACAATATTCTAAATAAGTATAATTCTTAACCTTTTCGTATTCCCGTATATTCATTCTTTTCCTTCCTTTCATGATATAAGCTTATCACATTGCGTACGCCATGTCAACACTTTTTTCATTTTTTGTAATTTTTTTTGAAAATGCTTAAAAAGTCTAATTCAGGATATATTTCTTCAAACTTTATTTGTCCTTTGTGTCGCCATTCATCATTAAAGTTTTTGTCATCTTGATATCTTTGATGACAGTTTAAGCACATTCGCAAGCATAATCCATACTTCATAGAGTTTTGTCTATTCCTGCCAGAAAAGATCTCATGCCAAGTTAAGTTATAAGTTGAATGACAAAAATAACATTGATTATTATTGTCTGAAAAAATGCTAAATCTTTCTTTTTCCAACTTTACTAATTTACTACTTTTTTTCTTCATTTTATTACACAAAAAATTACTCCAAAATTACTCCGAAGTGGGTAAAATGAGGGTAAAAATAGAGTATAAAAAGAGTAAAAATGATACTAAAAACCAGTAAAATAAATAATTTTGACTATTATAGTTGCGTCATTCAGCACCAGGTTGATAGTTACTCGAACTTATGAGTTAATATACTAAAATGCACCAAAGGTGTGCAAAAATTGTCTAAAAATTGTACAAAACGCACAATATTTTAAATATATTGTGCGTTTTTAATTTACTTTTGTAATTAAACATGATAAAATTTTATTGAGGTGAAACAATATGAAACCATTTAAAGTTGAAAAGTTGCCAATTCAATACAACCTTGACAAAGAATTAATAATGTTGATTTCGGAAGCTAATTTAAAATATGGAGAATATAAATCGAATTTAAAAAATAGTCAGTTTGACTCAAGATTTTTTTTAGATTCTATAATTTTAAGCGAAAGTTTAAAATCAACCCAAATCGAAGGAACACAAATATCTCAGGATGACATGTATTATTTAAAGTACATGCCTAAAACAGATGATAATTTGGAAATTCAAAATTTAAAAAAAGTGATTGATTATGCTAAAAATTATTTAAAAGAAAATGATAAAATAAATATTAAGTTTATAAATAATATTCATAAAATATTGCTTGATAGTGTTAGAGGAAACGAAAAAGAACCAGGAAAAATTAGAAATATACAAAATTGGATAGGGCCTAAGGGATGTACTATAGAAGAAGCTATTTTTGTACCTCCAGC